TGATGGAATCTATTTAATTGCCAATCAGCAGAAGAGCTTCCATATAACATGTAAGTATCATTCCTGGTGAATATTGACATCACCTCTTTGACCTCCATAGAGAACCCTGAAACCTCATCTCCTAGGGCTATCTCTGCAGCTCCAGTTATAGGACTCCACTGCAGTGGCGCTCTAATACTTGAGTGTTGTACAGAACCACCAGGGAAAGAGAAGAACAAATGATTCTTATGCGCTATTATATGCTCAGGAACGTCAGTAATCATACCTGTATTGATTTTAATAAAAGCGGTTCCATCGTAAGAAAACCCTTTACCGACTTTATTAACACCATACATAGCAATCCCACCAGAAGTGCCAGTAAAATTATAAGTTACAAACTCATACTTTCCACCAGGTTCTAATGTTTGAGCATACTGCGTACCATCAGCCTTAGCTAGAGTTCTAGAGGAAGGTTGTGAAGCGCCGTTTACATCTGCCCTATCCGAGCTAGAAACCTGTATCTTTTCTCCATCTGTCCAGGTGCCGGTATTTCCTGTTATAGAAAAATAACCAGCGGCATCACCATCAGCCCAAGCTCCAGAAGCTACTGTAACTTGCTTTACTGTTGCTGTTTTCCCAGAGGTTGCTCCGGTTATTACATCATCCTTTTTTATCTCTGTTGCACCAGCGTCAAAAGCTAAGGTAGGAGATGATAGGTTCTCATCATCTACAAAAGTGCCGGTTATTCCAGTAAGAACAACAGCTCCCTTAGCGCCTGTCTCCCAAAGACCAGAATAAGAAACTGCAGCTACTGTGCCTGTAGCTCCTGCTGCTCCAGTTACAACAGAACCAACCACAAACTCTCCATTAGTTGTTGTACCATCAAAATTTAAAGCTGTACCTAAGTCTACTTCACTCCACCCTGTAGATGTAGATTTATACATCCCAGCAGTAGCGCTACCTGATTTATTTCTAAAGGCATAAACATCACCACTAAATACCCATACACCTAAAACACTTCCCTCTCCAGGAACTATAGTAATATTACTTCTTTGGTCCTCTATTGCTGACTGTAACTCAGAAACAAGCGATGCATCAGCATCAGCATCTCTTAATACAGGCGGACCATATGAAAGAGAGGTAGCATAAAGACCCATTACCCAACCCTAAAGACTGATAACTGACCATAATGCATTTGGAAATTCTCAGAGTTACTTGCATGACCGTTCTTAACTTGGGCAAGAACATCTGTATAAGTTGTATGACCCGTAGTATCAATTATTCCAGAAGCGGATACCATATTGTCTAAGGTTGCCGCCACCCTTTGAACGGCGCAATCATAACCGGGGTACACCACAGAGCCGCCAGTATCTTGTGTTGCAATCCTGAATGTCCATACTACGGTATCTGTTCCAGTCTGAGCAAAACTAACGCCTAGATTTACCATAAAGAACCCTTTATCGTATATCCTAATCATATCACTATCTTCGTCAGACTTAGATCCTACGGTCGTTGAAGACACTGTTCCTGTATCATCAGGGCCATCAAAACCAGAACCGTTTTTATTCCATTCTATTGTTGCTGTTGCTGTTGATGCTACCGCCTGACTTGCTGGTGTTCCAGATTTAGCGCAAATGGTTGCATAACCGCCCATTCCTGATTCTGTAAATTGCCTAACCATCTGAGCAGTAATTGCCCCAGTAGTATTATCAGCAAAGCTGGTTCCAGTTAGTACTGATCTTTCTTTTCTTAAAGCTGTTGGTGTTCCCATTAGCCAAACTCCACATTGAATGCAGCGCTAAAAGCGCTATCTTTATTTAAAAATAACAAGGTCTCTCCGTCTTGAAGAGTCCCGCTGACCACTATAAAGTAAACATACCCTTCTGCATCATCACCAGCAAATGAACCAGCTGATGAATCTCCAGTAACATCTTCTATACTTACTTGCAATATAGAGCCTATAGCTCCGCTAGTTTCCCCCTTAATCGTATCACCTGTTGCAGGAATTTGCATATCAAAGGCAGTACTAAAGGCGCTATCAAAAACAGAATCTTTTGATTTACCTAATGTAAAAGGTATTCTATAAAAAGTTATAGCAGAAGGAAGAGTTTGTCCGTCAAACCTTTCATAACCATCTAACCTTCTGTACCGTCCTCTTACATCTACTTCAAAATTATCAGAAGCAACTAACTCACCAGCCCTCATTGACAATGCTGGTTCTACTAAGTTCACACCACCTTCAAATGGAAAATAACTTGACTGAAGCCCTGATGGTTTAAGAGATCGTCTAGTTAATTTTGTCATTGTGGGACTACTGTAAAGTTATCTATATTCTGCGCCCTTGAGAACCTTCTGTTCTTTTGTCCTGGTAATTGATCAGCTTCTAGTTTATCTAGAAGATCTTCAAATTCAGCTAAAGCGCCAGATAAAATCTCAGGAGCATCCGCATTTTCAGCATAATATATTTTTGCTCTTGACGTTATTATCTTATGCAGTCTTGGCGGTATAGCAGATATATCTGAATCAGCTGCCAGTTCAGTAGGAGTTGCCCAATACGCAACAGAAATAGCAGTAGTTGCATCTGGAGTTGGATACACATCTATAACACTATCAGGCTTTATTGAAAATACTTCTGGAGTACCAGATTCAATAACCCCCATCTTATACTCTATATTGTAATCATCCCAATCCATATACTCCAACTCTTGGTAAGAGTCTGTGTCTTTGGAAAATACAATAGAATCTAATTTCCAATTACCTACATCACTTGGAGATGTTAATGTAGATGTTCCTATAGATGGTGTAATAGTAGCTTCCTTCCATAAGAAGTTCCAATTAAACCACCTGCTCTGTATATCTAGATCAGCCTGTTTCACATAGCGCACAACTGCATTCTCTTCTTCTGAGAGAGTTGTTGATGTAACATCGTCTGGCCCTGTTCCTGGGATACCAATATCCCTCGCCATATTTTGACACAAAACTAGATAAGTGCTCATTTCAAATTCTTCATTATATCCTTACAAACATCGTTGGGTTTTATATTAGCAGCGCACATCGCACCACCAGTATGTTCATCTCTGCTACACGTGTTAAATCCATAATGCATTTTATGACAAGGAAAACAAAAGTTATCATAATAGTCTGGACCAAGAGAAGTAGTATTTTTCCAATGCTTTGATAAATTCTCTTCAGAAGAATGCGAAAGCATTACAATCTTATGGTTATCTAAAGTAGATGCCGCGTTCAATACACCAGTTTCCGGTCCAATTACTATAGAGCATCTATCTATAAAAGAAAGAGTTTTTCTTATGGACCACTTACCTGACTTTGTTATAACCCTCTTTTCTTTTTCCCATCCCTGCTCTAAAAGCTGACATAGATCATCACCAACAGTAACAAAAGAAACATCTTTTCTTCTAGACAACACGCTAGCTATCACACTATCAGTCCACGGATATACCTTATGAACAGAAGAGCCAGACAAAGACCACAATATTACGTGCTTAGACTTTATCTTCTTTCTTTCTTTTTTAGCCCATTCTCTTTCTTGTCTAGTAGGATAAAATTTAGGATTAAATATATGAGGCACCCCAGATAAGTCATGGGTTCTTTCCATATAATTAACATTACATTCATTATGCAATTTTTCCTTATCCCAAAAGAAACGCTCGTCAGCCTTTGCTAAAACCGTTCCCCCACCCCTAAGTGTTGATGGTCTATCTGGAACAACTAATAAAGACGCTTCTATAGATTCAGAAAGCTGTATTACCTTATCAAATAAAGGTGGTAAGTTTTCCCAATACTCTGTAAGTTCACCTTCTGGAATCATGTTAGTTTTTTGAACCAGGAGCTCATCTACATAAGGATTACTTTTTAATATATCTTCTCCAATAGGAGATACATTAACACAAACTTTGTACCCTTGTTCCTTTAATAGTGGCAATATCGAACTAACTTGCAACATGTCTCCAAAAGCGCCGTACCTAATAACACATACAGTCTTCTCTTCTCGAATACCCCCAAAATCAGCAGGGGTATATTCGCTCAGTTCCCTTTCGGGAATATTTATTATTTTCACTATTTCTTTAGAACGCCCATCCTGCTATGACGCCACTTCCTCTCACCATTTGTCCGTTAACTCTTCCTTCGTTATTTGTTCTTCGTTGGTCATGCCTAAAATCCATGGCTCTCTCATCAAATAATTGAGAGCCACTTGTATATCCTTTAAGAACAGCTTCAGTATGACCATACCCCATCTCTGGAGTTTCAACTCTACCGCCAATGAATGCTTCAATTGTATTCATTCTTTTAGCCATTTTAATATCCTCTTATGGATTAGGGGCGGTTTCCCGCCCCATCACCAATTAACTTAGCAAAATTCAAACTTACCACGATCAGTAGAAATATTTGACTTTGCGATACCCTGCGGCATCTGACCCTTACCAACACTGTCCATACCTAGAGATTTTAAAGTTTCTCCAGATACGTCCTTCTTTTCGATAAGTCCATTCTGATTAACCGTTGGGTGTTTGCTTGCAGTATCTTTAGCCATAATTGACCTCCTTAATACCATTCAACAACAACATACGGATAACCCATACCGGCTTCAGTACCGGAATCTACCCCAACAACTGGAGTGCATTCGATCTGAGTATCAGCTGGAATAGCCTCTGAAATAATAGCATTCGTATCATCTTGGACATTGAATGTATCTGTCAAAGTAGTGCCGTCCGTAATGTTTAGTTTGCAATAAGCATCTGCATCCCCAGTCGTTCCGACCTGAAATGACGCCTCTGTACTATCACACGCGAAAGTCTCCGTAACCTCAATACCAACATCAATAATGGTTCCTTGCATGCCCTTTGGTCCCTTAAAAGAGAAAACAGTAGGCGTGCCATTACCCATATCTTGACTAGCACCAGATTGAATTCGCGTACTTATAGGATTTGAATAACTCATAATAATGTCTCCTTAAGCTGCGCTGTCCCACATCACGATACGTGACTGGGCCTGTTGCGTGTGTGTTATGCCAAATCCGCCAAGGTAGTACCATGCTACGCCACGATCCCTTCCGTAATCCCCAGGAATTTTCCCACGAATTTCTTCTGGAACCGCAATAGCTTCAGCAACGGTATCCTCGCCAAAGAACAAAGCCCAATTTGACTTGTCATTAGTCCAAGCTGCAGCAGCGGTAGACATACCACCCTTAGCAATATTGGTTTGTTCTACGAATCTAACGCCTTCGTAACGACCTATTTCGCCATTCATAATCATCTGAAAACCAGCATCAATATACTGCTTGATTGATTCTAGATCATCTTTCAGAGTACGCCATGTCGTCGGCCATGCCAAAGCGTAATAATCATCGTCAGCATAAGCTGGGATGTTACGTTCTTTCATGGTATCAACAATTAACTTAACATGTTCTTTCTGAAAAGCAACATTATTAGTTAGCGTACATGCCGTGTTAGTCGTCAACGTGAGAGCTGTCGTGCTTGTTCCAGCAGTAGGAACTACACGCAAAGCACACGCATTAAACTGAGCAGCAGCAAGAGTATCAAATGCCTTCTTGGCATCGTTCTTCAATACTTTCCTTACCACCTCAGACACAGGCTGCTCAGAGAGATCGTCTAACTTGCCCGTCCACGGTACAGAGTTACCTGCTTCCGTGATCGTCATTGTTCCCTGAGAGATAGTGAATGAGGTTTCGGGGACTGTATTGGTTTCAACTAGTGTGCTGCCTGCTGTGGCAACATCACTAAACACGTTCCAATGGAATGTATCACCTCGGTGAAGTCCCTGGTGCGCTGCGTCTTTTACGTCGCAGAACTGACGGAACTTTACCATCGGCTGAACTGCCATCCTAAGAAGGCGGCTCAGATTTAAGGCATACATATAACCACCGGAGGTGCTAACTGACCATACTTGTCCAGCCATAATTACCTCCTATAGAAGTTATAAAATTTGGCCTCTAGCCTTTCTCATCTCCTGAACTATTTCAGAAGCTGTCATTGGAGCTTCATCAGAACCAATGTTGGCAGAAGCCCTTGCAGATCTCGGCTGTTGCACAATTTTTTTCTTGCGCTCCAACCTACCATTTTGATTAGGCATTGATCCAGCCCAATCGCGAGTATACTCAGCAGCTGCTTCTATAATTTGATTAGGTGTCCAATCAGGATTATCCTGAGTTAGGGTGACCGTCTTATTATCAGCAATTGTTCTAAGCTCTGGAGATTCTGCTATATCAGGATATTTATCTTCAAAAGACTTTACAGCCTCCTGAAGACTTTTATGATAAACAGCTTCTCTTTGCTTTTTTACTGCTCTTTGTCTACTCTGGTCATAGGACACAATTGCCCTATTTACAACCTCTTCTACATTCTGGGTAGCGTTACCGCGCCCACTATTCGACAAGGTTTTTAATAAACGAGCTGCCTCAGCAGCATCATCTTCAAACAAAGCGGCGTGATATTTTTCAACTATGTCGTCAACATCACTGGCTTCGCTTTCTTGAGGAGCGTCCTTTTGGGGTGGCTGCCTCTTTAGGTTTTCCGCATACTGGCGTAATTGCTGTTCTCTAGCCATTAACTGCCTTTCTTTTGCGGAAGCTTGCTCAAATTTCATTTGAGAAGCTTTATCTTTTTGGTGTGATGATTTTAAAGAATCAAAAGAAACATCCACTTCTTCTCCATTAACTTTAATCTTAGTCTTCCATTCTTCTCCATCATGCCATATTGGGGTTTCTGGAGCTTCATCTTCTTCTAAAGAATCCTCCTCCATTACATCCCTAGTTCTTCGCTCGTAAATTTCTTCTAAAGCTTTTTGTCTACTAGAAGGGGTTAAACTAACCTCCTCTACAGGTGCGTCTTCAGAAGTCTCAACAACCTCTTCTAACGCATCCGTCTGGGTAGCGTTATCATTTTCCATTTTATTTACCTATGGTTCTAGTTTACCGGATGTTTTATATCTTGATATAGTCTCTGCGTTTTCTCCGGTAGTAATCACAGAAGCTAACCATTTTAATATATTAATAGGACAAGATAGTTTATCGCTAATATCTCTATATACTTGAAGTTCTTTTTCTGGAGAAAAACTCCACCGAGACTCAGACATTTTTTGTAACTCTTTAATGCCGTCCTTATACTCATTAGTGGCTCGTTCTACTATAGCTTGACCAATGGATGTATTTAAGAACTCTCTTGTATCCTTTCCTACTCTTATTCTTTTTACTAAGTCATCTATCCCCTCTTCAAAGGGATCATAATAGTCCATATTATCCTACCGCATAGGGTATCTTGTTATAGTCATTTCTTGCCATAACCCCTACGGGTCCTTCGTCTAACATTTCTTCTTGCCTATTAATCTCTTCGTCAGCTATCTGATTAATAAGAGCCTCTCTCTGCAACATAAGCTCAGCGCGTCTAGTAGCTACGTCTTCTTGCTTAAGCTGTAAGTCTATATACTGAAGCTGTGCATCTATTTCTTTCTTGCGAATTTCTGCACCAGTCTTCATGTTCATCGCTTCTAGATTGCCCTGCTGCTTCATTTGTTCAATCTGAATTCTATTATCTAACTTCATCTGCTCTCCCTCAATCATTCCCTGCATCTCTTCTAACTGAGCCTGCATTTCAGCAAGTCTAGGATCACCCTCAAAAGATATAAATCTATCACCATCCTTATATCCTAATTGACCAAAGACTTCCTTGGTGAGCTCCTGCATATTTATTCTTTCTGCTACACCTGGGAATGCTGCAAGAGTTTGCAATCCCATCATTAGGTTTTGCACTTTCTTTAGTGGGTCAGTAGCATTTATTCCGACATTAACTTTTAACAAAACCTCATACTTAAGAAGATCATCTACTGATACATCTTTCATGGCTTGGTTAATGGCTACCGCAGCTTCTCCAGCTAACCCTAGTATAACCTCATCTGTTTCATAGTATTGCTCTAACCTTAGCATCTGCTTAAGAACTTTCTCTACCCATGTCTCAGAAAAAGTTCTTAGAACATATTCCACTACACTACCCGTACTATTGGCAAGTAACGACATTCCTCCAACAGTCTCATTTAATGATCTAGAGGCTTGGATTGTTGATGTAGAGAAGTTACCTTGTAACTCGTCAAAGTCCATGTTAATTCTATCTTGCTCAGCATAAGCAGACCCAGTCACGTCTCTAGTTTCAATAATTCTTACGTCAGAATCAGGATCATCCATCTCAACTGCGCCGCCAGGAACAGATCTAAATAAAGCGTCTAAGTCTATATTCCTATCTCTGCGAATATGGTAGCGCTTGTTAAGTGCTAACTTAACATTATCAAATCTTTGGTTCCATATGTCGTTAGCAGCTGCTTGCAATTCTTGCGTTAGCTCAACGGTCCCTGCCGGATAAACCTTATGCGCCTCTATATTAGCATATCCCATTACATAGGGCCTTTCCCCACTTCTTAACCAAGGATACATTTCCTGTAATGGAACTGGGTCAGTTAACATGTAACTTACACCAGCTGTAAAGTAACACCAATCCTCACCATCTCTCTTTATTATATTCTTATGAACCCAAACGATTTTATAGTCTTCTACTTCACCATAACCAGCATCATTGTCTAATGGGTCTTCTCTTGGTTCATCTCTTACTAACCTTGTGGTGTTATCATCTTCGTCGCTCGTGGTTGTTAGTAGCTCCCCAGTTGAGACTTCATTCCACTCGCCGCTATCCATTTTAGTAACTATATCCTGTAAATACATTGGTATTAAATGTATTATATATGGGCTACTTTCCAGTGGGTCTGCCCAATCTGAAGCTGGATCTATTCTTAAATTCTCGGGCGAGATAACTTCTATAATAGGTTTATCTCTTATGGATGTTACTTGCGTTCTTGTCTTTTGATTTCCCTCATAATCCATAACTGGCTTGTTGTCTCTGCCCATTTCTACATATGTTTCATCTCTCTCTTCATAGTCCCAGTATTGATGACTAACACATACACCTTGAACAGCTGCATCTTGCAATGCTGCAGACATTGTCTGAAACCAAGGAACTGTATTTGTCAGTCTATACTGTAACACTGATTGAGAAACTACTGCTGCAGCTGCTTGATTAGGATCATTTGGATTTCTAGGCTTTACACTAACGACATCTTCATTTGTAAAAAACGCCACATTCATGGCTGACTGTAAATTCCTTACAGCAGTTCTAGTCTTAGGTCTAAAAAACCTAGACCTTTTATCATAAGCATTAGTATTATACTTAGATCCAGGAGGATGATTGCTATTAAATAAAGATAAGCTCTTCTCCCACTGCTCTCTTAAGTTAGCGTCAACCCATTCAGAAGAATCATCATATGCTTGCCTAGCTAATCTCAGCCAAGAGTCCTCACGAAGGGACTCATCATCATCTATATTTAAAGTTTCTGAGCCTTCTGTTGGCGGCTGTGGATTAATTAAGCTCATGAAGCATAGTCCCCATTAAGTTGACCTTTAGTATTCATGTTCAAATCATTATACAAAGTATTATTAAACTTGCCCCTCTTTTGTTTAAACCTTTCTAATATCTCCCCTCCAGCCATAACAACGCTTCTGTAGTCATTATCTATTTTATCAGCATGCATTACAAAACCCCAGTTACCAGAAAGCCTTAAAGACTTTACTGTAACAACTCCGTCCATAACATTAACAGCCCAGAACCATCCAGGATATTTCTTTTCTAGGGTTTCTGCAACATTTTTTGCTAACGTATGATCGTTCAAAGAAAATATATTAGCTTTTTCTATATCAAAAGACATCTCATCTTTTCCTCTTGTTTTTTAATTCTGGAGTATAAAATACTCTTTGCCCATTTCTAAAAATATACGTAGGCCTCGGGCTTCTTAATTCAGGATCAGCAGTATAACAAAGGTTTGACCAACTCTGTGTATTATCTTTCTTTTTCATGAGAGTATTATCTCTGGGATATATTTAGGATCTTTAATTAAAGGCCATCCTGGTTCATACGGAGTAAATACAAGATTTCCTGCGGCATCTATAGAAAATGTATAAGTAACTCCAACAGTTGGAAGCAAGGTTCCTGTTCCCCACGTAGCTGAACTACTAGCCCAATCTCCAGAGGTATCTGCCCATGATGTAGTCCCAAATCCAGAAAGATTTGCAGTATCTGGAATAAACACATGCCCCGTTGTAGATACTGGAAGGAAACCAGTGAGGGATAAACTTCCTACAGGAACATACCACAACCTCTGTATAGTTCTATCGGGTGCTATGCCAGTTAAAGTTAATGAGCCAGCATCTGGTTGATTCTGCCCTGTCTCCACAGCGGATGGTACAAACGGAGTAATATCCCAATCATCAGAAGAAGCCGCCCATGTACCACCATAATTATCCCATGTATATGTTTGTAGAATAGTGAGTGTGGTATTATCGGGACTAATTACAAACCCATCTCCAGTTATCGGCAATTGCCCCGTTAAGGTAAGTGTAGATGCAGAGACCTGAAAATCATACATAATCCCACTTACGGGAGAATATACGGTAAATGTTAAATCAGCTTTATCTGGAGATATTCCTGATCCAACAGCAGCTTGCGGAATTGGGCCAGAACTCCAATCACCAACAGTATTGACCCATGAAGTGGTTAATTGATCCCACTCATAAGATTGTAACAGTTCAAGATTAGCAACACCGGGACTGCTATTAAGCCCAAAGACTTGAGAAGGTTCTAACCCCTGCTCCCAATCTTCTGTTTCAGCGGCCCAAGTATTAGAGTTTGATGCCCAACTTGGAGCAAGCGACAACACGGCAGAAGCAGGAGACATACCCGGACCAGCCCATCCCCGAGAAAACTCACTATCGTTCCAATTTCCTGTTGTAGCCGCCCATGTTGTTATTGCCATATCGTGATAACCCGGATAAACAAACTAACTTTATTTAGGAAATCTTGCTTTGATTTCGGCAACCCTGTCTTTCCAATCTTTCAAACTATTTTCTGTTATGTACTCTATCTGCTCTCTAGGTGTCCCGTACATTAACATTCTTGCTTTAATACCAGTTGCAGGATTATTAACCCACGTTTCTTTCCAGCCTTCACCCTCTACGAATTCTATAGGTCCATTTACTGCCTCATGAGCCTCCGGCGGATTCTTGTCTACCCTAATTATCTCATAATCCTCAACCTCGTCTATCGTCTTAGGAATCAAGTCCCATGTTTCAACTTTCTTTCCGTCAACAATACCCACTTCCCCTTGAACAGCTTTATATCCATTCTTTTGAGGAACGGCAGTCTCTTCAACTTCTTCAATCCCAAATGACTCCCTTATAGATGCGTTTGATAACGGATCAGGTGGAAAAGAAGTATTAGGATTATCCGCTTTAAGCTGTTTGCCTGTATAAGGGAATACATCTCCTTTAATATATTTCATATCTGTTTCCTAAATAGCGAATGTTCCCATTCATTAATAAAAATTAACAACCATAACAATCCTGCGTTTGTTCCCACTTGGCGGTGAAAAAGAGTGCTTCAAAGAACCGTCGAACAATAATATATCATCCTCTTCTGGAAGAACTACTTTCTCTTCCCCATCTTCTATTACATAAGTTTCTCCACCATCAAAATCGCTCATGTAAATTATAAAAACATTATGCGGTACTTCTAAGTCTACATGATATGATGATTTCTTGGTAGAGCAAGGCGAAGTAACATTCAGGTTTATCCTATATATAACATTAGGACTCATACCATTATGCTGAAATATTTGATTCAACATAACCTGGACTTCCGAAAAAAGTTCTGATGTTATTTTCGATACCAGTGTCCCCGTATTTCTGCTAGGTCTTTCCACAATCTTGTGACTGTAAAAAGAAAGATCATCGGGATTTCCGCCATGATCTGGATCAAAAACGTTTCCACTTTTTGATGGTTGATAAAACCAAGGAAACTCGTTACTATGGATTATCTCCTTTACCCTAAAATACTCATTAGTAAGTGGGTTAATTATTTTTTTGATGATCATCCCGCCAAAAAGTTAATTTACTAAATTCGGAAAATTGATCCTTAGTTAGTATATCAGTAGCTCTAGTCGAACTTTTCACTACACCAGGCTTTGTATCATGCAGACCAACTAGCCCATATTTCTCAGCCACCTTGTTATATGACTTATTTATTTTTATCGTATTAACATCATGATTATATCTTGGCTCTTCAATGAAGCTATAGATATTATCTAACGATAAATCTAAATTATTTACTAAGTCTTCATACTCCACCAGAAGCAAAGACTTTCTGTGTGTAGAATTATAAGACTCCTTTAATTGTGTATAAGAATCTTCAAATATATTTCCTTTCATGCTTGTATGATAATTCCACTCTAGATTATTTCTTTCAAACATTTTAATATACGAGGAAATAATATCTTCTACATTTCTAACTGGACATATTATCTTTGGAGTCACACCAAAGACTTGTGTAAACATCTCTATATTTGTAGCAGACTGCCACGCTCTTCTGTTGTCTATAATAATATTACAGTTTGTTAGATGGTTGTAATATAAGTTAGTAAGTTTTCTTAGATAGGGAATCCTCATATCCCCTAAATCATCAGCCTGTAAGTCAGAAATATATGCAGGGTCATCCCATAAAGCATAATTTCTCCACAGTAGCTCTACAAACGGAGATGGACCTGTAACATAAAATCTAGGATTTTGATTTAAAATAGTTCCCAGCCAAGTAGTCCCGCTTCTTGGAAGGCCACCAATACATACAAGTTTATTCAAGGCTTGGTAGTAAATCAAAAGATATGACCACCCTTGGTTTGCTTGCTTCATTCGGATGAACAAAGTGATGAAGGAAGGAAGGAGTTATTAAAACAGTTCCTTCCTCCACTTTTGGAAACGTAAGGAGAGTGGTGTCATTTCTTGGATCATTCCACGGAGCCATAAAACAGGTAGGGCTATGAACATTAGGATCAAACTCTACATACAGGATGCCAGAGAATCCCCATCCTCTATGATTATGAATGGATTGTAGATCGCCCTTATCGTACTTAACACACCATGCCTCTGTCATTGAGCAACTCACCTTCTCTTCCTGACAAAACTCAGAGATAACAGGAGTTAAAAATTCAGCAATAGAGTTTGTGTACTCTGTATCCTTCTTATCGGGAATCCTGCTTGTTTTAAAATAACTAATGGGGCTTTTAATAAAGGTTTGCCCGCTTATTAAATCTGTAATTTCCTTTTTTCTTAATTCCCAATTGGCAACTTTGTATTTATAAGAAGGAAATTCAAACAACTGTTCTTTCATTTCAAGAGTATCTGTTAAGGTATAATCGGCGCATATCGTAAGAATCCAATAAACCCTCTACAAAACAGTCAAATGATAAGGACCATCTTGTCTTGCCTGAGGAATTTACAGCCACAGAATGTCTTAGGTGTGATGGGAATAACAAAAGATCTCCATCTTCTGGAACAATAGTCCAAGTATCACTATTTTG